CCTCGGAATGCAGAGATCTGCAGACGCTTGGGGCCGTGTTGTAGGTAGTCAGCAATAGCTAGTTGCGCCCGTGTGGGCTTTGGGAGATTAAGTTCTCTCCACACCAATCCGAGGAAGAACTTAAAGTCCCCCCTCATCTTGGCCTCTAGTTTTTCTAAAGACATAAATAAAGGCCCCCGAAGGGGCCGTTGGAATTATCACCAAGGCAAACCAAAAGCCTTAGTAGGAGCAGCTTTTTCGTCAAGTTCTGCCTGCAAGCGGGCCTCAAGGGCTTCAACCTGCTGAGCACCCAGGGCACCCTTTGCCCAGCCGATAACGACTTCTTCGGTCAGTTGGGTATAGGGGACGACCACAGCACCTTCAGCAGGTGCCCCAAGGTCCACGGTGGCATAAGCACTAGACGAGTGGGTTTCGTTAGCAGCATCAACAGCAAAGTGAACTTTGAAAACAATCCCGTCAGCGGTCGTACGCTCAAGGGTGTTAACGGAATAAGTGTAGGTGGTAGGCATTTAATTAGACAGCAGTAGTTGTGAGAGTTCCGTTGTCAGCAACGGTAAGCCGGTAGCGAGTACCGCCAGGGGATTTGAGAATTACGCCAGTAGCAGCAGTTGTGGTTTCGACGTCACCACCAAAGAAAGCGGCACCATCATTACGGATAGCAGCAACTCGGTTGTTAGCCCCGACACCATAAGCAGCGAAGCAACTATTAAAGTTAGGATCGGTAGACTGATTAAAAACCAACACACCAGAAGAACTTACAGCATCTGTCTTGCCGAACAGAATGCCGAAGGAGGCGGAGCCAAAGTCAGGCGAACCAATAGTAACGTTGCCTGTGCTACCATCAGCCATCACAGTACGATCCTTAGAAGAACCAAGGACAATTTCGTTAGTTTCAGTATCAATTACGATCTCGCGGTCATTAACGGTGGTTGCAGCGTTATTGACGTCTGCAGTAGATCCACCACGGAATAAAAGAGTGTCAGCCATAGTTAGTTAAGAGGGTTGAGATCAATAGTGGCAGATCCACAGTCATCGTTCCTCAGGTCGATCACACCTGTAGGATTAGTGGTCACCAAGGGTCCAAGATCCAGCGGGAATGACTCAGCAGCAAGACAGGTAGATCCTTCGACGGCTGGGTATCTATCAGAGTCAATACTATTATCACCAAACTGGCCAAAGATCCGACCATTAAGGTCACGACGAACAGCACGTCCGGTGAAGGTTTTGAATACGTTGACCCTTGGAAAGATTGTTGTACTACCAGTAGGTCTGTAAGTTGTCATAAGTAAGGTTTCAAAGCTTGGGCTAATTGTTCCAGGGTCATGTGTGCCCAGGGGGATGGGGCACCACGAAGATCGCCCGTAGAGAAGGCCAGTCCGTCATCGGACTTGAATGTGACTTTCCCAGTTACGTGGTCATAGTCACCACCGACCCACCCACGGCCGTCTTCGCCATTAGTACCTGTGTAACCACGGGGGCCTTGTTTGCCGGGTTCCCCGTCCTTGCCATCACGGCCAGGTTTGCCGCGTTCACCGTCGACGCCATCGCGTCCATCGGCTCCATCGCGGCCAGGTTTACCGGGCAGTCCATCAGCCCCATCCCGGCCCGCCGGACCTTGACGTCCAGGGGCACCTGTGGGGCCTATAGGGCCTTGTTTACCGTCTTTACCATCAATCCCATCACGTCCGTCCTTACCGGCTGCTCCAGGGGCACCTGTGGGGCCTGTAGTGCCTTTACCAGCTTTTAGTTGTTTCCAATCACCAGGTCGGGCATGTATGTAGGTGTAGCCGGTGTTAATAACATAAGCAAGAGACCCCACTGGGGCCTCAAGCTCATATAGGTGATCAAGAGAGGGGACATCCCCTACGAACTCACTAGCGTAAAATTGGAAGGGGTTCTCCCGTTGTTGGATGCGATAGGTGCTCATGGTAAGTGGTAGTTACTTCTTCTTTTTCTTCGCCTTAGACTTAGGGAAGCCAGCCTTCATGTTTGCGTAGGCCTTGGCGGAGATAGTGGACTTCTTTTTAGACCGGCTGGTGCCGGCTTTCTTACGCTTATTGATGTTGCGATAGAGGCTCACTTGCGCTTGCCTCCCTTACAACCTTTGCCTTTAGTTTTCTTAGTGTGTGCCATAATTACTTCTTGAGGAGTTTTTTGTAAGCAGCGTTTTGCTTATCGCGCGTATTCTTCACCTTCTGAAAGATATTCAGCTTTTGGGTGTTTTTGGAGTTGGAGGGTTTAAAGTGCATAATTAGCATTTCCAGCGACGACGGGCTGCCTTGCCGCGCTCACCAGTCCATCCACGGGACCGAGCACAAAAGGACTTACGACGCCCAGCAGCTTTACTGCCAGGCTTGACCTTGCCGGTTACTGGGGCCTTAAGGTTGGAACCGGTCTTTTTGTTGATACGGGCGCGGCCCTTTGCGGTTAGTCCACCCTTTTTGGATTTACAACCGTTCTTGATACCGCACCCTTTCATTGCCCCCTTTTTCTTGGAGGCCATTTATCAGTTCTCAACAGAAGAAGCCAGACCAATGCGGTTGGGTTCAACGGTATTACGCTTAGCAACGACATTACTGAGAATGTCGAGGGCATCAGAGACAGTGTTATTGGTGGTCAAAGCAGTCAGGGCGCTCACCTGCGCGGCTGCAAGTTTAGACTTGCCGCCTTTCTTCTTTTCAGTTGAGAAGGAAGAGGCAGGGCGCTTGACGATAGAGAATTGTTCAGCAGACATAGTTAGTTATCAGGTAAGACCTGGAATGTTTACGTTTTGGATATCGTTACTGACCATGTAAATCATGTTCAGCATTATGCAGACTTAAGTAAAATGAATTCTTCCACCCGCATGGTTCCTTTTGCTTGATTGCAGGAACGACAAGCAGTCGTGCAGTTGGAAGCTGACCAGCGTTCACCACCCTTCGACCTGGGGTGGATGTGATCAATAGTTAGATTTTCAGTTGAGCCACAGTATTGGCATGTATAATTGTCCCGAGCGAAGATGTTTTCTCTCCACATTCGTTTAGCATCAGATGCGCGAAAGGTGAGGAGATTATGCATGAGGCTTCGGGGCGTTTCCATTGGCTCATTAGGGGTTTACTTTTTGTATTTGGATTTACCGTTGCGGCCGTTGCGACGACGATTGGTTGATGCTTTTTCGAGCACGGTCTTGCCATTCTTCTTATGGCTCACGTCCTTGCCATCACCATTTCCGTAGGTTTCACGGCGACGGTTCTCTTTATTTAGGGCAGTCCGACGCTTTTTTTGCGCGGGCTTCCGGTTGTACTTGGCTTGCGCCCGGAGACGGGCGGGAGAGGACTTAGCCATTCACATCCTCAAACGTGAGTTCAGGGATCAACCCGGCAAGAGACGCCAGGGGAGAACCAGTTACAGGCACTCCCGTGATGTCGTTGTCCTTTAGGAACTTGACAATAACGCTTGCTTGGGCCGGTGAAAGCTCACCTCGTTTGATCCATTCAGCCATCTCCATAGCCAACAGGCCATGGAGTTCGCCCATCTGGTCTTCAGAAGCTCGCTTCGACATGATCAGTCCTCGACACGCAGGGCTCGGGCCAGACCACGCACCAGGGTGTCATCGACTTCGTTGTCGGTCTTGGAGACAAGCTTCTCAAGCACTTCGATCAGCAGGCGACGGGCACCTTCGCTGGTCAGGTAGTTGAGAACGATGGGCTTCAGCAGTTCTACGATTACAGACATGATTAGAGGTTGTACTTTTTCTTGATTAGGTCAATCTTGAGCTTGTCTTCGCTTACATGGGCGTCGACTTTGTCCTCAAGACGAGATAGAGAGGTCAGGAGTAGACCGTATTGGTCTTTAAGCTCCTGTTTGGTGATGTAGGTTTCGGCTGCTTTTAGTTCAAGCTGGTCTTGACGCCTCTCTACGAGGTCAATCTTGCGATTGATAAGTCCGCAGACGGCGAATAGACCTGAGAACATTAGTCCCAGGGCATATTCGGGCATAGTTAATTACTCCACTCGGAGCCATAAGGTTGTCATTTTTTCTGCGGTGCTATCTTCAGCAAATCCCATGCACTGCCATCTGCCGCTAGGGGACTGAGTGGATGCGCTATCTACGTTGGCATATAGTAGATTAAAACCATCCACTACATCACCGGGATTGGCATCGCCCGCACTGGTCTTACGGAGCATTGCATAGGTACCAGGCTCTCCGGTAATGCCGAGGGCTATTGCATTACGAACCTGTTGTTTACCTAGGGTTCCACTCAGGGTGCCTGCTGCTGAAATGTTACCGCCAGCAACGATATCACCGCTAGCGTTGACTTTATTGCCAGCGTTTACGTTGTTGGTGGCGACGAGGTTATTAGCGGATTCGATATTGCCATCGGCTTCAATGGTACCAGTGGCTTCAATGTTACCAGTGGCTGTAAAGTTACCATTATCATTAAAGGTATAACGTGTGTTCTCGCCGTCACGGATGTAGAAATTACCAATGCTACTGTTCAGATCTAGGTAGAGATCAGAACCGTTACAAAAGATCTCAGCATCTGTACCCGAGCCAAAACTCAGTACGCTGTCATCATTAAATTTGGCAGCATTGCCAACCCTGGTAAAGAAAGTCTTGTTTGCAAAGGTGACATTACCATTGGCTGTGGTATTTGTATTGCTTCTGAGGAACTCTTCGGCGTGTAGGCCGTCCACCTTGTCAGCATTTGTGGCTGTGGAAGCATTGCCATCCAGATCACCTTCAAACCCACCAGGAGCTTTAATAAGACCACTACCGCTGACCGTTGGGACGTTGGTTGTGGCATACTTTATTGATGAATAGGAATCAGCAGTAGGTGTGCTCGAAGTTCCAAAGCAAGCTATAGGTCTGTTGCTAGCAGACCCGAAGCCAGAGGGGCTGACTTGAAGTGAATCAGCCCTGTCCGCTGTGCCATTCAGGTCACCATTCACTGGGCCGTTATGGGTTCCAGTAGTATCACCCGTGACATCACCATTAAGATCACCAGTAACATCGCCAGTGAGGTTACCAGTGAAGTTCGGAGCAGTGATATTACCGGTGTTGCCGTTGATAGTGGGGTAAGAGGTAGTTTCTGGGACCCGGATAGCGCTGGTGGTGGCAGTGTTGACTGTGTTGTTCCCCACCAGAATAGGCCTGACTTTTGAAGTGGTATTCAGAGCCACTTTTTCAGCAGCCGTAGTGTCTGGAGCAGCTGCGGCATACCTAGAGTCGGGATCAGAGATCACATAGGAAAGAAATTCCCAGGTGGCTCCTCCGTAAACAATTCGGACGGATTTACCGGAGTCACCTTCAAAGTCATCAGGAAGCCCAATAAGGGGTGAAAAAGACTCGATGCCGGTGGAGTCACTTACCTCAATACGGTCGTCAGTCGAAGGAGAACCTGGGATGGCAGCGACATTAGCCACCAAGGTATAAGTTACTACGTCAGAGATGGCAGATACAGCGGCATTAGCTGTAGTTACAGCCGCAGCAGAGTCTGTGATAGCCGTATCAGCCTTAAAATCTGCAGCATTGGCCGTATTCAGGGCTGTGGTGGCATTGGCGTCAGCATCATTAGCCACAACAACAGCATCATCGATCTTACCTTCAGCTCTTTCTGACGTAGTTAAGGCATCAAGGGAGGCATCGATAGCATCAGTAGAGTACTTATCGGCCTCTTGGATCACATACAGCGAAGAGGTGAAGTTATCGTTGAGGTCCCGAGCCCGGATAGCAGATCCGGGGTAAAAAGTATTCGGGATGCTCTCGATGTTAGTGTCGCGATAGATCTGAATCTCGACGCCGTCACCTGGTGCCGTATCGAACAGAATCTGTGTGGCGTTAGCAAACTCGTATTTAGTTTTTTTTATGGTGACTCTATCGAGTCTAACTCGAACGTCATCCTCATTGATATAGGGGAATGTGAAGGAGTACAGCTTAGTTTGGCCGTCTCCTGTATACGTATTGTCGATTTGGGCAGCCATCAGTATTCAAGAATGAATTTTAGTTGTTGCTGGATCTTCTCAGCGGGTTCCTGGTTGTAGCGACCTCTCTTGATTAGGTCAGCCTGAACTTGGTTGAGTTCAACCTTATCAGCGAAGGTGGGGTTATCAGCCAACATGGCAGCCCGAGCATCGCGCTTAGCTGCACGCAGCTTGTTATGGATCAGAGTCAGCCACTTAGGTGCAGGATCTTGTCCTTTACCTGATTCCTTCCATGCTTCCACATCTGCTTGGAACTTCTCATCAGCCAGAAGGGTTTTGAGTTCCTTACCGATGCCAGTATCAGCCAGATATTGGTTGAACTGCTGCGTTTCACGGGCAGTCAGGTCAATACCTTTGAAAGTATCGGAGAATGAGAGGGTGATATCGACACCAAGCTTACCCAGTTCACTAGCAACCGAGTCAGGATCATCTTTGGTGACATCAAATGGAGTCAGAGTGTTCCACAGGTTGGTTGCATAATCACCAAACTGCATTTGCTTGTTCTCCAGGATGTCCACACGGTCAACACCGAAGATGCGCTGAGTGGAAGGGAGAGCACGCTGCATTTCACGCTGCCAGACGTTATCGAACTCCTGCTTACCGGGCTGAAGAGCACGACTGAGCTGAGCACGAGCACCAGACAGGGGCATCAGCACTGTGTTGCCAGTTTGAGCAACCTTGGCAGCAGCCAGATCAAGCCAACGAGGGTCGTTGACATCGATAAGGGAGGCAGTATCAAGCAAGCCCTTCAGGTAGGACTTATCTACGACTGCAGCAGCCAGGGAATAGCTGAACTGAGCGAAGCTCTTGTCGTATGCAGACTGGTTACCAGCAGCAGCAAGCTGAAGCAGGTCAACTGAGGCAGAGAGAATCGTGTTGAGGGGTTCAATCGTCTCGTATGACACCCAGCCAACGCCAGGGACCTTGATCGAGTTGGGTTGATTGTTCTTCAGCCACAACTCACGCTTCTGCTTGTCCTGAGGACCCTTACCAGTGATAAGGCCATTGATGGCCAGACCAGCAGCAGAGGCCATAGTCATGAAGCCAATAGCTTCGCGACCCTTATACATAGCGATCCTCTCAAGATCACCAGCATCAATTGCATCTTGGAAGTCCTTGATGAAGCGCTGATGAACACCAGGGATGTAACTAGCCGTCTGACGCATGATATTCATGGGCGTCTTGACGAACGGGAACATCAGCTTGACTGCTGGGTTCTCGTTAGAGAGATCCTGGAGGGTCTTACCAAAGCCTGTGAGGTCTTCCTGGAAGGTAACTTCCTTAGCGGTGTCCAGAAGACGCTGGTCGAGGATGTTTCCTTCACCATCGATCTTCATTTCCACCAAATTGGCGTAACGCTTCTCGTCAACCTTGAAGCCTTGACCCTTCTCGAAGCTGTTCCGCATTGCATCCTTCTTCAGCTCCATACGAGCAACGAGGGTGCGGGCAGCATCGTCCGCAGCTTGGAGACCACGGGTAGGCATACGCATCATTGGGTTATTAAAGATGCTGTAGTAGACATCCACAATCTCTGCAGCAGCCCGCTCACCTTGAGTCTTGGCCGATGCCTTCATGTTTTCTACGAGCTGACGTCCAGTACCAGGCTGACCTTCATCGAAGCGGACAACTTGGCTGGTA